GGGGGAGCGAAAGCCAAAGTGCTTGGCAATCAACGCCATTGGCGGGGTTTGGTCGTTGTCCTTAAAAAAGGCCTGCATGAAGGTCAGCACCTCCAGCTGGCGGGGCGGAATCGTCTTCATGCCTGCAGCTCCTGTCCGGAAGCGTTGGCCAGCAAGTGCATGGCATGCGCTGGCAGCGAAGAAATCAGGGTCTTGCCGCCGGAATTGCCGTTCTGCAGCACTGCGATGGCCCTCTCACGGACCCCCACCAGCGCTGGGCGCGGCAGCTTCAGGCCATGGCTGATGTACTCATGGTCTGGCGAGCGGTCGCCGGGCAGACGGCGCATGTACTCAAACTGGCCGCGTTCCGTGTAAGCGCGGTGCGCCTCCTGGAAGCGGTGCTGCAGGTAGGACAGCTCGGCCGTCTCGGTGCGGCACACCTTGGGCCAGCCGCCCAGGTCCTCGATGGCGGCATGGATGGCTGGGTCATCAAACACCACGTCGGTGTAGGCACCAACCGAAGACATGGCGCCCAGCACCTTGCCCCAGGCGAGCGCAGCGCGATCTGTCGTGGTGCCCTGCAAGACCTTGATGATGTCGGCCACTCGGGGCGCGAACCGGCCGCGATCTGGATCCGTCGCATGCCGGCGAAGCGAAGAGCTGACCTGCTCCATCTCGAAGGTATGCAGCGCCTCCCACCAGACGGTGAGCATGAACTCGCTGCAGTCCTTGCCGTAATAAGCCATCACGTCGGTAAGGAGGTCGCGGAAGCCCTCCAGCTCGGATTCACGCATTTGCAGCACCTCCCATAGACCGGCCACCGCGCATCTTGTCGACCCACGACTGGCCGACGGCGCGGTTACGTGCCTCCAGCGCTTCTTGCTTGTTCAGGGATGTAGCGGGGCCGTGGGCCACGCCTCGGAAGCTGGGCTTATGGCCATCGCAGCGGCGGATCCAGTTGCGCCAGGTCGCAGCCCAGTCCATTTTTTTGGCATCGGCACCAGCCTTTGCGCGCCAGAAGTCAGCGAAGCAATCAGCCTCTCGGCGCACGTCCTCGGGCGTCATGTCGGGGCGCGCCTTCAGTGCCCAATCGCCCCATGCCTTGAGCAGGGTCCAGTCATCAGGCAAGCGGGTAGCGGTTGCGGTCTTTGGCTTTTTTTCCGGAGCCGCAGGCGCAGGGTCAGCACCTGCAGGACCACCACCAACATCTGCTAGTTCTTTAAATACTTCTTCTTTATCTATATCTGTATCTGTATCTATATCTGTACGCGTGACATCGTGACCGGTCACGCGTGACTTGTCCGTGACGCCTTCGGAGGCCGCACCAGCCTTAGCTTTGGCGCGTTGGCGGCGCTTGCGCTCCGCAGCGGTTGGGTCTGTGTCGCTGCGCATCTGGCGGGCGTTCCAGTTCAGCGGCTGCAGCGTCTCGCGCTCAACCAAACCGACCTCGGCTAGGCGGCGCGCCACCTCTTCGAGCGTGCGTGTGTCGATGCCCATCTTTACGGCCACCTTGCGCAGCAGCAGCGGGCCGGCGTCGTCCAGCACGCCCTGCCCCTTCAGGCACAGCAGAGCCATGAAGTGCCAGCGGTCCTCAAAGGCCAGCAGGCGCAGCTTTTCGTCATCGATCATTTCCGTGTAGGCACGGAACCAGGGCAAAGGGGTGCTCATGCATTCCCCTTGAACTGCGCCGCCACCCATACGATCGCATTGCGGCCGCCCAGGGTCTTGCGGCGCTGGCCACTGTCCACCACCAGCTTCTCTTCCACCAGCTTCACGCGGCGCGGGCGCTGGGTGTTGGGGTCGAGCAGCAGTGTGCGCGCGCACTCTTCGTCGGTCATGCCGTGCACGCCGGCCTTCTGGATGGCGTCCAGTACCTTGGCCTTGAAGGTGTGCGCGACATCCGCGATGGCCTCGGCCGCTGAGCGGGAGGTGTCGCTGTGTTTTTGGTACGGGGTTTCGATCATCGCTGGCCGCTCCCCTCACCGGTCTGGCGCTTGTCAGACAAAGAGAAGACCCGGCCGTAGCGTTGCTGGATCAAACTGCGTACATGGTCAACACCACACACATCAACAGCCACGA